GAAAAACTTGAGTATGCGTTAATGTTTCCAAGTTACGATGCTTGTAGTTACAACAAAGCAAAAATTAGAGATACATTTGTTCCTTACGCAACGCACGAAGATGTGCATGTATATTGTAAAGGCACAGATGTTGCATCTAATAAATTAATTAAACCAATGCCAAGACCTTAAACAATAGATAAAGCTAACTCTAAAGTTTCTTTATTGCGTCTTGTCCAACCTTTGCCGTAGTGTTTAAAATCATCCAAGCCTTCATAAAATTTTTGTCTACCATAATAGTAGTTATCTAGTACTTCTTTAGGCTCTCGATCATACACTGCGGCAATAGTCTTGCTACCAATCTTACCATCTTGTTTAGCACCAACTACCTTTTGCAATATTTTAGCAGCCCTGCTCGGACCTGCATTAACACAAAGATCAGCTACAGAAATATCAATTCCAGACGGAAGTTTGTCACAATAAATAATATCCCAGTAATTCTTTTTATATAAAGGTTTAACATCTTCTTTAGTTAATGCTTTCATTACATCTTTAGGTGCAGGTTTCCCAGTATACTTTGCCCAGTTCCAAGCGGTAACACCAAGCATAGTAGAACCTTCATTGCCATGACCATCACCTTTAGCATTTCCATTGTCACGCTGATCGTCTGTAAAACCACCTTCATGTTTAATTAACATTTCAAAAAACATTTTCCAGTTTTCTTGCATGTTACTTCCTTCCAAAGAATTTAGTCGCAGAGCGCACTGCAAAGCTACTGGCTACGATAACACCTAAAGTGTACTGATACCACTCAGGCATCTGTTCCAGTGCTGTGAACCCCTCTGCAACGATTGTACGACCTTGTTCCCCAGTGAATACTAGTATGAGAGGAATTGAAAATAATAAAACTAACCACTCGTCCTTCCAAGAATTTTGAGAACCTTGTGCCATAATCCTTTCCCAGTCTTGGACTGAGGTTTCTTTGGAGACGAGGATTTTTGCTTTGGCTTCGGCTTCGGTGAGTTTGAGTTTCGCGTTTGCTTGTTGGGCTTGGGTTTTGGCATTTAACCAACCTCCTGCTAGTTCAGTTATCGGACCTATTAATGTCTGGAGCATTATATCCTCCTCTATCTGTCTTGGCTTCTTTGCCTAACCATAACGCAAAAGACGCAGAAAGCATAGCAGTAACTAAAGATACAAATGCAGACTGTTGTGTAGTTGGATCATCAAGTGTCATAAACCAAAGGCATACTTTCCAAGTTAAAACAATTTGGCATAGAAAAGCTAAGCGTGGTAATATCTTTAGTTCATCTAAATAATTAGCTGTAATTGCTACCATAATATTTCCTTGCGTGTTTGTAGGCTACTCGTTTGTCCCTAGTTATAATTACTACATAACCTTTGTCATTGTAGATTATGTACTTTCCCTTCCATTCTGTAATTGTCACCGTTCAATTTTTATACAGACCACTTTGCTATTTGTACTTGTAACTAAAACTTTAGCTTCTTTTAAACCTTCTTTACATGCTTCTTCGGTACTGTAGCTATCAATGTGGTAATGATCAAAAGTTCCACTCACTAATTGTAACCATAATAGCACCCACATAGTTACCAACGTCCTTGCCATTTGCCGAGGAAATAGAAAATGCAGAACAAGATACCACCACTGAGCAGAAAAATAACGAACCCAATACTAAAATTAATAGCCGCATCTATTCTCTCCTGTTTTTTGTATAATTCTTCTTTTCTTCTCCTACGCATTTGCGCTTCTATTGCAAGCACTTCTTTCCATGCACTTGGACCATAATTAAAACTAATATGATCTTTTATTTCTTGACGCATTTGTTCCATCTTTTTTTTATTAGCAAAGATTTCTAATGCTGTTTCTTCGTCAGAACCTTTAAATGTTTTTTTCCAAAACGGAGGATTCTTTTCTCTTTCTTCAAGGTTAGTAAAATCACTAAATGCTTTGCCCCATTGAGCCAAAGTTCCTGACATTTCTTGAATATCTTTTCCAGTAGAGATTGCTGCACGTAGCGTTTTATATGCCCCTGTTGCTAAAGCAACGCAACTTACTGGGTCCATGTGTTACTCCAAAGGTGCAGTATAGTTAGGATTGTCAGCCCAAGATGTTCCGTCAAAAGTATGTTGCTGTATGGTTTTGCCACTAGGAACAGTAACATTTTCATACAAAGTTGTATTCGTACTGTTTAAATCAGTGAAAGCGTTTTCACCATAAGCATCAGTAAATGTAATTTCATCTTCAGTAATCGTTACGGCAGTGCTATTTGGTAATATTATTTTAACTACATTATCGTCTGTTTTTGTAATTACTTTCATTTTAATCTCCAATTAATAAAGTAGTAGCACTTAACGCTGTACCTGCTACTGTAGAAACAGAACCTGCACTTGTTCCTAATGTGCCATTATCTTGAATGTAATATGTTGACCCAATAGTTAATCCTGATTGAGCATCATCAATACCGCCTTTAGTCATAACTGTTACCGTCTGACCACTTGATGCAGAGTTTTGAGCTACACCGACAAAAGGTAATGTATTTAAACTTGTTACTGTAAGCGTTCTAGGTAAGTTAAAACTTTCAACAAAAGCATCAGTTCCATCTGAATATAAACCATAAAACTCGAAAGCATTATTAGCATCAACAGCAGCAACAGATTTCCATCTGTCATTATCGTTACCACCTGTTGCAATATCACTTGTTGTTCCAACTGTAATAACATTACTTGAGATAGTAAAAGAAGTTACTTGTACCTTATTATCATAACCATTGTAATACATAACCCCACCAAGATTAGTTGTATTACCAGCCAAAAATACTTGTAGTGCAGTTTCACCAACATCAACACTGCCTGTGATTCCTGTTCCTTTAGTTATATTGCTTGGAAGATTACCAGAACTTCCTTCAGAAAAAGTAAACGGTACGACATCAACAGTATTTCCTGTGTTGTTTAAAATAGAAACTACAAAAATACCGCTTTGATTTTCATTATAAGCAATTGCACAACTTCTAAAACCTAACCCAGTGCCTTTAGCATTTAAATCTGTGCTTACTCTACCTCCAAAAGTGCCTGTTCCACCACTATACCTAAATGGTTTTACATAATTCGTGCTTGATGTGTTTGATCTGTAAGCAATAACACCTTGAGTATTGCCATTCACACGCTCAAAAAATAAATCTGTTTGACCGTTTATATCCTGACTTTCCCATGTTGTATGATATGAACTACCTGTGTCGGTTAATCCACCCGATCCATTATGATCTGGAAAAGCTGCTTTTCCTACATTACCTGCATTGTTATCCATCCAAATAAGACAACATTTGTCAGCATCAGTTTCACCATCTTTAGGGCTATCAATAGAAATACGATATGTACTGTTAGTTGCAAATGTATATTGTGTTCCAAAAGCACCACCATTATTAGTACCTGCCGAGTTCCAAGTTTTTACTCTGCCGTATTCACCATCGCTTCTCCACGCTACAACCCAACGATCACCCTCTAAATGACAAACATCACCTTCATAAAAATACTGATGGAATATTGCGCCATTAGTCATTGTAACAGTGCCATTAGATACTGTTCCTGTTGATATATATCCTCTACCATTATCTGTTTTTCCAATAATACAAAACTTAGTAGGGTCTGATTTATTAACAGCAATTTTTGTTCGTTCTAATGTTGTGTATTCTTCTGCGGATTCTACACTTACGGCAGTATTCGAGCTATTGAAAGGAAACGCAGTAGCTTCTACTGCAACTTTAGCAACATCACCATCAGATCGAAGTACTAGCATGTCACCGTTAGTTACAGTCCCATCAGCAGGGGCTGTAAATAAATTACCCGATGAAGATAACCCTGTTAAATTAGCACCACTAACAGCAGGTAAATTTCCTGACCCATCAAGTTGCACAATGTTATTTGCACTTGTTCCTACATTAAGCGCAGCCGCAGTGCCTAATGTTGGTTTGCCACTAAGACCACTGTATGCACCACTTGTTGCAACAGCATGTAATCCAGAAACGTCAGAAGCTGCACCACTCGTTGCCACTGTTGCTAAACCAGATACTTCACTAGCTGCTATTGCACCATCAGCGAGAGGATTACCTGTTGATATTAAGTCTGCTAAGTCTCTTGCTTTTGTCATGCGGTATTCCCTTCGGTAATGAGAAGTTTGTTTGCGGCAATAGCTCGCCCTGCTTTAATTGCATTACTTGATCCAGTTGCTAACGTTCCATCCTGTTGAACGTAATAAGTTGAACCTATAGTTAAGCCACTTTGGTTTTCTGCGACTGAGCCAACAACAAGTATGTCACCAGTTGCAGTGTCAGATATTGCACTCTCTGCAAAACCAATCCAACTTGTGTTGTTTGATGTTGCTGCTGCTGCATTAAAAGTTCTATATTTCATTAGACCATTAGTTTTTACAGAAGCGGCAAGCATTTTTTGATGTTCAGTCAACGCTGCTACATTTACTGAGTCACCTACTCCTTCAGTATGCAAATCTATTTCATCGGCTATGCTTGGTGATGAACCGCTTGTAACTACTTTCATCACTTGTAAAGTATTAGAAGTTGAAGGTTTTATTCGTGCTAAAATTATTTTTTTGCCGATTGAGTCATATTTTAAATGAACACGTCTACCTGCCCCACTACTATTTTGTACGAAAGAATTTGCAGCACCACCAACATTTGTAAGTGATGTTCCATTCACGTCTAATTGTTTAATTCCTAATCCATTAGTATGATGGAAAGCTACAACAAAACAATTATCTTCTGCATTATATTCACAACGAGTGTAATATATCCAACCGCCACTATAAAAATAATTTTGTTCGTGAAGTGTTACTGTTCCATTAGAAGTTGATGTTGAAAAATAATAATAATAACCTTTGTCATCATTATTGGCATTATTTCGACAAGTAACTAAAAACCTATTGTCATCACTATTATAAGCCATCCATAAATCTTCAGTATTATTTATAGACGTAACCATGTTTGCTGAACCTTTAGCAGTCAAACTTGGGCTAGTAGTGCCAGAAGGTTCATATGTAATAACGTGCATATTACTAAATTCATTAACAAATGCTAAACGAAAATGACCATCTGTTGTTGAGTAAGCCATTGATAATTGCGTACTACCACTTGATCTTACATTTCCGTAATTTGTTTCAGTAGTTTCTGAAGTGCTGTAGTAATCTAATGTAGCCCCACTGACCTGAAATTTAACAAGTCTATACCTAAAACCAGTAGAACTAGATTTCCATGCTATAAAAAGATAACCATTAGTAGGGTCAAAAGCTGTAGTTAAACTGTTGCTATCATGGGTATCACCTACATGAAAAGTATTATGGCGGTTTGTATAACTTTCATTAGCGTTAGAATAATATGCTGTGTGCATTCTAATATCCGCACCGCTTACATAACAATATATAACTGCGTCTATATCAGGCCAATAATGTAAGTTTCCATATGAGTAAGCAGGAGTGTTTGGGCTAATGCTTATATCTCTAGCTGTATTTAAAGTCATTGGTGATATATCTGATACAGGGTTTGCCACTTGTTTAACTGTACCATTAGACTGTAATGCTACTGGTTTTCCTATTGCGATTGCACCATCAGCAGTAGCAGTAAACTTGCCGCCACCTCCACCAACACCTGCCGTTCCAAGTGCAGCCACAGTTGTAGCATCTACACTCGCTATGTTCTTTAGCTGTCGGTTGTTATCTACAACCTCTGTGCCGCCTACCTTAATCGCCATTTTCGTGTCCTTTCACTAGGAGATTGTTGCATTAGAATTGACTGAGCCAACAACATCTAAGTTGCCGTTTGCATCTAGTTTCATTTTGTTTGTACCGCCTGTTGCAAAGTACAGCGACCCACCACTTTCTGTGATTGTCCAACCACCTAGACCTATAGGTTTGTTGAACGCCCATTTGTCACCTGACGATGTATAAAGAATAGTTGCGCTTGCCCCATCTACTGTAAGACCTGCACCATTTGCAGCCGCAGCATCAGCCGCGCCATTAGCTATCGTAATGTTCTTATCAGCAACATCTAGCGTTGTACTGTTCACAGTAGTTGTAGTGCCTGAGACTGTAAGGTTGCCTGAGATAACTACATTGCCGCTAGTATCTTCATTAACTAATTTTAGCCAGTTACCTGCGTGTGCAAAATAACCTGCACCAGTAGCGTGTACGTGTGCAAACATACCATGATACGTCGAAGCACTAGGAAGATCACTTAGCGCAGAATAAACATTACTATACTTTATTTGATACGAACCAAAGTCTACGTTAGCTCCAAGAGTAGCATATCGAGCGTCAGATTGTGTTTTGTTATAGTGATCTGATAGAGCAAATGTACCATATCCAACTACACCTAATGTATCACCTGCCGTTGCTGCACTACCTAAAACAATAGTTGATCCATTCGTAGCAGTATAATCAGTAGGGTCTAGTCGCACACCATTAAGGTATACGTCAACATATCCTGCGTCATAAGTTGCAGGGAATGATGTAGTAGAACCATTATAAGAACCAGAAGATGAGCCAACTACATAGTTAACTCTGTTAGTTGTTCCATTTACACTTGATCCTGCGTTTTGAAAACTAGAACCATTGTAAACTTTCATAGTGTCAGAAGATGTATCAAACCAAAGCAAACCATCATTAGGAGAACTAGGTGCATTTGCGCTAATTACATACTGATTACCAAAAGCATTTACAGAAGTAAGATTATTAGCAACAGTATTAACGCTAGATATTGAGCCACCAACATTGTTTACATTTGTAATTGCTGCGGCAACAGTCCCAATATTATTAGAACCAGATATATCTGTAGCTACTGTATTAATATTTGTAGTTGCTGCGGAAGCAGCAATCGTTTGTATATTACTTTCAATACTTGCAACAGCAGTTACATCAGAAGCTATACCTGCAACTGTTGTAACATTTGATGATATACCACCAACAGCGTTTACATTAGATATGTTCGTAGCAACTGTTCCAATGTCGGTTGCGTCAGCAGCAACAGCATTAATATTAGAATTATTAGAAGCTACTGTGTTTACGTTACTAATATTATTACCAACAGCATTTACGTTTGCAATATTAGTTGCAACAGTATCAATCTCAGAAGTTGACTCATTTAGATCGTTAGCTACTGTTTCTATCTCAGATACTGTTTCAGCAAGATCAGCAGCAACAGCAACTACATCAGCAATATTTGTAGCTACTGTATTAACACTAGCAATGTTTGTAGCAACCGTATTTACATTATTAACAGCCCCTGCAACCGTAGTTATATTTGCACTAACTGGTCCTAATGCTTGGATATGAGTTGTGTCACCTGCAACTGTAGTTACATTAGATGCTATTCCTGCAACTGTAGTTACGTTACTGGCGACCCCTGCCACTGTTGTTACATTGCTAGATATTCCTGCAACTGTAGAAATATTAGCATTATTACTTGCAGCAATAGTAATCGCATTAGTTGCTGTAGTACCATCTTGTATATCAGCAAGTAATCCTATGTCAGCAGCCGCAGCAGAAACAGTTTGAGTATCAGAAATAGTTGGACCTGCTTCTACCGCACCTGTTGACGCATTAAAAGCAAGCGTTTTCCCCTTACGGTTATCAACAGTAGGTAATGTAAGACCGGCCGCTACATCAAAATCTGTAAGCTGTAACGCACGACTAGCCTGATCTTCTAAATCAGCAGCAATAGCAACAATTCGATCAAGTTCTGTATTTAATGCAACAATATTAAATGCACCAGAAACAGGAAAATCAGTAGTTCTTTCTAAGCCAATGTCTCTAGTAATAACAACAGTAGAACCACCAGTTGCGCCAGTAACACTTATTGCAACTGTGCCAGTAGAACCATCACCACCCGAAACAGTGTAATGTGTAGTAATTGTTTTGAGTGTTCCGTCAACATATACATTTAAATCATCGTTATCAAAAAATTCAAAAGGCACTGCAAAAGAAGTTTGCGTTGCGCCTTGAGCGACTGCATACGATACTCGAGGTGAATTATCTGCTAAATTTATTGTCATACCATCAACCTTTTTTTATTGCATTAACATTACAATTTGTTTTGCTCAACGCACAAAAATTAAGGTCTGTTTGGTAATGAACCTGCTATATCCATAGCAGTATCTTTTAATAACCCTTGAAATGCGTAAGCATTTATTATTGGAGTATGGCGAACTAACCCTTTAGCACCATCGCTCATGTTGCCTTGAAACATATCGCCAATTGCTTGAGTTACACCATAAGTCCAGTCAGCAGGAGCACCACCTAATGACAGTAAAGCACCAATAGCATCAGGTTGAGCCTTAAATTTAGGAGCAATAAATGTATCATTGGCTATTCCAAATTCATAAGCCATTGATAAACCTCTGTATGTCAGGTCAGTGTATATTGCAGCAAGTCCAGAAAAATCAAATGATCGAGCAATCTTGTCTTCTGGGTCCATATCATTCCAAACATAGCTAGGAGTTCTCATTCGGACAATCATAGAGCCTAAGCCCATAGCAACCGCTATATGAGCCATTGGGTTACGAACAGTACCAGATGCATAATTAGCCGTTATCTTACTCAAAGCGCCCATTGTGTAGCTGTAGAAGGTAAATGGCAAAGCAAGTAACCCAGACTCTACTCTTGCATAGCCTCGAACCCTACTATCTTCTTTTAATCCAAACTGTTTACCTAGTTTTATTGGAACATAAGCAACACCATCCATCATAATAGGTTTATCAGCAGGAGTGCCCATAATAATTCTATTCATAATGCCGCTATGCAAAGCATTTCTAAAACCCTCAACAACAGTCTTATCTGTCCATGCTTCAGTATTTGCTAAGTATAAACCTTGATTAGTTTTTTCTACTGGCATTTCTGCAATACGAGCAGCTAGTTCTGGCGTAACATTATATCTAGCAAGAAACTCACGTTCAAATTTACTTGCTTTATTTTTTGTTAAACGTATCGAAGCCTCAACAATAGTATGCCCACGCACTAAACCATCTAAAGATTTTGCTGATGTAGTAACAAGAGATAAACCATTAAGTATATAAAAAGCATTGTTGAGTTTATCAAAAGTACCTTTACCAAACATGTCATTAGATAAACTTTCCATGTAACGTAGGTGAGTAGTACCCATTGTTATTTCTAATGATTGACCTGCTAATTTTGTTTCGCGTTTACCCATTGCAAACGCAGGTGTGTTTTGATCTAAAATAGACAAAAACGCTTTACCTATTGTTTCTAACTCATGATCCATAAACAAAGTGGACAGATCGCCAACCGCAGCAACACCAGATGAACCCAAGAATGTCCAACTTGTGACGCTACGTAACATATCAGCAAGTTTAGTATCTATTGCATCAGCACGTTTAAGAGTTGTTCCAACAACACGATCATAACTATGAACAAAGTTCTTAATATATTTGTTTATATCTTTTTCAGAATAACCTTTTTTCTTCATGTAATCTCGATAGTAATCTAGCCGAGCCTCAAGTGTTTGCAGCCCACCCGATTCTGGATCAGCAAACTTCTTATGATATTCAATCTTTGGAGCAACACGATTTGTATATGCAATCATTAGTTCTTTAACATCAGTTACAATAAAATCTTTTATCTCTGAGTTAGGAATATCTAATGTCCTCTCCATAAAATGTTTACTGCGACCATACCCAGAAAAGATAGCTTCAATAGCTTCTTCTTCTGTTTCTTCCATAATGCCATTTATAGTTGATTCAGCACGTTTAAAAACATCTTCGGGGTTTGTGCTTAATTCTCGAACAACCACCTTACCATTTTCTATAGATCGAATCTGCGGATTATTCTTGTACCAGTTCATAAGTATTCTACGAAACTCGTCACGGTTCTGAGCTATTGCTTGTCTGTTAAAAAATCTAGGTAAGTATCTAGGACGTGGGCCGCTATCAACAGCATCAAGATATGCTTTTAGATTATCTAACTGACTTGTTAAATTATCTATTGATTGAGCTAATGTTCCTAACCCACTTCGCATATCAGGAGTTAAATCAAGTTTAGTTCTTAATTCAAAAAGATCATCAATGTTTTTAGCATTGCTAATCATTTGTCTTGCATTATCAAACTCTTGAATTTGCTTTGAAACAGTAAATATATCTTTTTCTAGATCAGCCTTAAACTTAACTTGTTTATTAGTAAGGCCTCTTGTTTGAGCAGTTTGATTTAATTTATCTAACTTTGTTTGTAACTTTGCTAATTTAGGATCAAGTGTTTTTGCTTGGATGTCATTCATCCACTTTTTATTCTGTGCAATAATACTGTTAGTTACAGATATAAGTTCTGCTTTACGACCTGCTGCTTCTAAAAACCTTGTTTCAAATAAATCTCTGCTATTAATTAAACCAAGGTCTTCCATTTCCTTGCGGTAGTTTTCAAAAAAACTCTCAAGAGCAGTAACAGACCTTGCTTCCTGATCTGTTAATTTATCCATCGGAACTTCATCTACATACAAACGACCAATATGATTGTACCATTGTTGTTTAGTAAAACTTTCTGCACCAATTTTTCCACGAATTTTTTCAATAGCATTTCTTACTTCAACATTAGAAAATTGTATGTCGCCTCTACCTTTCGCAGACATAATCTCATTGTATGTATTATCTATCTGATCAAGCGTATTAAACCATTCACCTGCTCTACGACCAGAATTAGTATACACAGAAGTACCTGCCGATTTACCTAGCTGATTCATAACAAGCGGCATACCGTTATCACCTGCTAGTGTAAGTATTTCCATTTTTAAAAAGTCATCATATGCTTTGCTTTGAATAACTTCTCGAACAGGAGTAGGGACAAACTTCATAAACCAAGATTCAGTAAACCACTTGCCAGTAAATGAAACATCCTCACCATCTTTTAGTGGTGTCTCAGAAGTGCTTCGCAAGTATTCTCTATATTCTTTTTTTATTTCTTTTTCTCTTTGCCTTAAAGACTTTGGCAACACAGAAGATAATGTATAACCAATACCTGCTGATAATGAAGTAACACTAGCAGTAAGTATTGCAGCATTAAGTAAATCAGTTAGACCTTGTTCGGGATCAATACCTGCTTGACTTAATGCTTCTGGAAATGTCATTGCACCACTTGATACAGCACCATCTAAAGCAAAGAGCTTTGTCATTTCTTCTCTAGTTAAACCACCTCTCATTATTTCTCTAGATCGAGCAATGGCTCTTAATTGACCATATCTATTAATACCCTTAACACCACTTTGGCTTAATAAATTAAGAGCTTGAGGCAAAAGTTTAGTAGCATTGATAGCAGCATAAGGTAAAAAAATACTTACTGGTATAGTTGGGTCAGTTATTAACTGTGCGCCAAGACTTGAATTTTCCATTGCATATTGAGCACGTTGTCTTGAAGTAACAAAATTTACTGCGCGTCTATAATCATCCATATTTGTTGAACCAAATATTCGCATATGAGTAGCAAGGCTTGATGGTAAATTATTAAGAGTAATGTATTTTTCTACAGCAGCAGCAGCATTTTCGTCATATCCACCTTTTTTTAAATTAAAAACAAGCTCATCTGCAACACTACCAAATGTTGTTTGTATTTGAGCATTGCCAGTTTGCCCTATAGTAATCTTTTGATCAGCAGGTTCTGGTTTTTTTTCAACTGGTAGTGGTGGTAAATCAGGGAGATTAATTTCCATCAATCAAGTCCTAACGCCTGTCGTTGTTCTTCTATTATTTCATCAACTGTTTTGGCTGTGCCTTGAGTTGCTTGTGACAACATTTGATAAAGCATTGGGTTATCTTTAAATTCATCTATTGTCATTTCTCTACCACGTAACATTTGTATTCTTACATCAAGCCTTACAAGATTTAATCGTGCGTTAGGATTAGTAATTTTACTATAATTATTTCCAACAACTGAAAGAAGTTTGCCTCTTTGATACATAGCAGCTCGTAGTTCACTACCTCTACTTTCTGCCTCAACAGGTGGAGAAGTGTTTACAGAATTGTTATTTATGTCAAAAGGAATAAACTCTTTGTCTTCTGTCATAAAGCCAGCTCTATATTGAGCAACTCCATTTTCAAAAGATTCAATAATTGGTTGATAATATATATCAATCCCAAGTGTTTTAATCATTCTTATAGTTTTTAAACGATCACTCTGTAATGCTTTGATTGTATCATCTTGTTCATAAAGTTTTCGTATTGCATCCCTAGCAGGAAGCCCTTGCATTAAAGTCTCAATTGCTGAATCAAGAACTGTACCACCAGTAAAAAAGTTTTGATATTTAGGATCATCAGCAATTTGAGATATTACATCTTCCCTCATTGCTTGCATACCATCTACATCAGTCCAGTTATATCGGGAGTAGTTTGATTTACCATCAATAGTAGGAGTAACAACAAATTCATCTTCAGTCATTTGACTGCTATACTCATCTACAAAATCTTCTATTTCATCTTTTGATGTAAATGTTCTGCCCATTATTTTTTCAACAACTAAAGCAGCAGCAAGCTCACGCTTAAATTCTTGACTCATATTAAAATCATCAAAAAGTGTACTTAAAGCAGCATCTTTATTAATTAATATATCTAAATCTTTTCGAAGATCAGCAACAACATCACCGTCATAAGAACTTTGCCTAAAAGCAAACTCAGAAGGGTCTTTACCAAATCTTTCAACAGCGCTCAAAGCAGTATTAAACATGCCATATTGCTCTGGACTTAAATGTTTTTTCATTAAATCATATTGATAACTTTTACCGTTATCAAATTTTGCATCAGCTAATTTAAATTTTTTAAAAGTTAATAAAGCCTGAGCAGCAACTTGTGAATTACCACCAACAAAAGATGCGTATAAAGATTTTGTAAATGTAGGTAAAACATATCCTTGTTTAATAGTTTCTTGGAAAAATTGGTTTTCAAGTATTTCTGTTAATGAAGGAATACGTCCTTTAAATATTTCTGTATCATATTCTTTAATAATCTCTGGCGTTGCAAACTGACCTTGAATTGCTTCACGCATATATTGAACATTTTTTAATTTTTCTGCTTTTTCAATATCACCTTTTGTTGCTTCAATCTTTCTATCAAACTCACCGCTTGTAGCAGCAGGAGCAACTTTATTAGCATAGGACATTGCTTGAAAATATATTTGTGAATCTTCAATATTTTCTGGAGAGTCACTATTTGGTGTATAACTAGTTGCACCTGATTGTACTAAATTTTTAATATATTCTAATTCAGTTGGTGGTAACTGTATTAGTCTAGCTCTGTTTCTTATAGATATTGCAGATTCAGATTGAATATTTTTTATAAAACTATCTTTATTTTCAAACTTAGAATTAGAAACATCTTCAATCAAATCATTCGACTGCTCTAAAATTTGACCGATACTTAAATCTTGATTTGTTAATATGCTTCGTAAAGAACTATTGAATACTTCTTTAAGTGTATTTTGTTCAGTATTATCAGCAGCATTCATTATTTTATGACGAGCAAAAACACCATCAGAAATACTTTTCCTGTCTTCAAAAGACATTTTTCGCAACTCATTTACATAAGCCGAACCTAAAATACTTTCTAATTTAGAGGTGCGAAGAAAAGATGCGTCAGACAACTCATTAGTAAAATCAGTAATATCACCGACCTCAGAAACATTTGCATGTATCCTCAAAATAATTGCTTCCGTTACTAAGTTTCTTTTTACTTTATTTGCTACATCAGGATCAAGAGATACAACTTTAGCATTTATTTCTTTTATTTTTGTTAAAGGATTTATTTCACTTACAAGATTATTAGTTGCATGTTTTATCCTGTCATTAAAATAATCTTCAGAACTTGTTGCAATACCTTTAAGAGCAGTTATTAACTCAGTTTCAGAAGATGTAATTAAAGCCTCGGCAATATCTTCTTGTACTGATTCGGGAAGTTCATTTCTATAGGATGGGTCTTGAATAGCTAATCGAACAAGTGCTTGCTTTTCATCATTTTCAAGATAATAGGTAGACAAAGTATTTGTAGAAGCCATTGATTTTAAACCATCAATTTCTTCTAAAAGATTTCTGTATTCATCCCACTGGACTTCTCCTGCAATAAATTCTTCTTGTAATCTTTCAACCTCACCTTGAAGAAGATCAGATGCTGATTGAGAATCACCTGCGGCAGAGAATACAAATGCTTTTTTTAAATTATTAAATCTTTCAAGTTGGTTATGTCTTTTCAACCTAGCATTGGCTATTTCAATTTCTTTCTTAACCATTGCAGCAGAAGTAGACGCTAAGTATTCCTCACCAAGTTCTTTAATAACTCTACCATAAGCACTTGTTTCACCTGCATCATCAATGGAAGGCGCAACCATATTCTCAATATGTTTTGAAAATTGTTCAGTAAATGCTTGAGAACTAGGAAACTTTTGAGCATACTCAGATGCTTTTCGCTCAAGTTCACCTTGTATTGATTCCTCAAAACGTCTGTTAATTAAGTTTTCATATGCCTGTCTTCCAATCAAACCAAAAGACTTTGGTGGTTTTAAAGCAGTTGGCTCTCTAGTTACTGGATCAATAGCAAATAAATCAGCAGTTGGAACTGCGGCAGCAGCTTCTACACCTTGTTGTTTTGCTCGTTCTGCATTGTATTTATACGCTTCTCGATACCGTCTTTCAGCAGAAGCGGATATTTGCTCCCACATTTCTGGCTCACCAGTTCGTATAGAAGTAACACCAATTGGTTTATTAAATACTTGTGTTTTTTGTTTTATCGGTGCTCTCATTTTAGATACTCATAAATAGTTGTGCCGACTGTTTTAAAATCGCTTATAACATCTCCTACCTTTTCAAAAGGACTACCATAAACTTGCAGCATATCAATTGTATTTGAGTAAGCACTTTCTAATGCTTTAGTCCTTTGCGCCCTTGCTGCGGTAACACCATTTAACATTGATAGTCTTCCTCGAATACGCAAAGAAGAATCTACAAGAGAGGCTTGAGTATCAAGGCGTTCTAAATCTCTTGTTACTACTTTGTTTTGGGCTGCAACAAATCTAGCAACACTCATGCTTTCGCCACCGCCAAGTCTTGCTTCAGTCATAAAATTATTAAACTCTAATGCTTCATTATATTCCGAAACTCTTTGCTGCAATGCTTGAATAGATTGAATTTGAGAAGCCTGTCTCTCAAGCTCATATTCTTTTGCTTGCATTTCTGCTTGCTCAATATAAGCCTCTGCGCTTTGATTAAGAGCATCAACACGCAATTGACCCATCTTACTCATGGTGTCCATCATGTAGACATCCATCGCAATCTTAGAAGTTGTGTTATACAACTGAGTGCCAATGTCTAGAAATGTAGAAAACCAATTCATATTACAAGCTCCGCAACTAGCCCATTAACCTGCATAGGCAGTGGTGCATTTTGAGATATTGTTATTTGAGGATCGCGTGAATAACCAAGCAATCTAAATTCTTTTTTACCAGTAAACGGTTGTTGCTGTAATGAAAGATCATCAGTAGTATTTCTTATTACAAGGTTAGTATTATTTACTGAAGTAGATAATGTGTTATTCAAATCTAATATTACAGAAGCTAATGCTCTAGGTTTACCTGTTACTGGACCATTTGATAAAGAAACATCAATTGGGTTTGTTGTAAGATTTACATCAAACTTTAAACCTATTTCAGCAACCGTTAATGAAGCATCAACCGCAGACACATCAACATTACCACCTGCTACAGTAAACTGACCAATGTAATTATTTCCACTTATTACATTAACAACTGCACCATTTTCAAAATCAGAACTAACGCTAAATACTCCTGCCGTTCCAGTATAGTTTTTTGCATAGTCCATATTGTGATCGTATGTAAGCTGACAAAGAACAATGTTCTCTGTTCCATCTCCTACATCGATAACAAGGTTGCAAAACACTTTTTCATCTACTGTAACTGAAGAATGAAACTTACCTTGAGAAGTAAACTCAACCCACCCTGCTCGTTTTTCAGCCCTGTTAGAATTAAAGACTGCCATTTTACCATCAGAGTTTATCATAAATAAATAACTCTCTGACCTATCAACAGCACCATTAAGTGTATTCATTTCAACAGGATTACGAACTAAATGAGAAGCTATACCTGATATAGCAATTGAAGTGTAAGCAGCCTCTGAATCTGTAAAGATATATTCACGCACAATGTTGCCACCAGTTTGAACAAACACAGAAGCACCATCAAGTAACTGAGGTCTTATGTATTCAATGCCAAAAGGTGTTTGCCTTTTTACTTGAATATTAGTTGGTGTTAAAGGTTGGGCATCAAATGATGGTACAAACATTTCCGATGTTGCAGTAAATACTTGCAAGTCACGATTAGAAACTAAATGTCTAATCTGATTTACTTCACCTAAACTAGCGGTAACTTGTATTGCATCAGCAGATTCAGCATCACCTAAATCAAAGTTATAATATCTACTAATCTTAGAAAACCATATTGAGTCAGGTTGAGCTATTGTTCCTGCAAGAGCTAATCTATTTTCATGAAAAGTTATAGCAGCAGGATACCCACGCAAGTCAGAATATGATTGCTCATACCAATTTGTTGTTGGCGCATGAGAATCAATGTGAGGCGTACCACCACCTGCAAGTGAAGCATTAGCTGTTGATGCTGCATTAAATGTAAATGTATTATCATTTGGAATAGATGTTACTGTCCTAGTTCCATTTATTTGGTTAGCACTTAAACCTGCAAACCCACCTGCGTCCGAAACAACAATACTATCCCCAACATTGTAACCATGTTCTTCGTAAGTAACTTCTATAGTACTGCTACCATCTGTTGTTCTAAAGGAATTAATTCCTAAGACAGCTTCTAGCGTATCAACAATATTAACAGTTGCTTGAGTAGCAGATTGAACAGAAACAATTTCCATTTCACTATCATGATATTTTAAAGTTACCCCAACATGTTTTGAATTAGGATAATTACCACCAGACTGCGATCCTGTTGTATCAAAATATGCAGAAGTTGTTGTAACCGTTACTCCATTTCCAGTTGTAGCAGCAGGGTCAAGTTTATTAGTAAATGCTTGGAAATTAAAATATGGTTGATATATTTTTGCATTGTCTGCTTTTGTATCAAATACAAACGGTGATACTTCAAATGTTGTTAAACTTGTTCTAACGATTTGTTGCATCATAAATAAATTATGACAAATAAACATTACATCTGCTTCTTGAGCATAAGTATATTCAGTTAAATAATTATGATCAAATTTTAATGCAGCACCATTTACATCTTGGGTAACAGTATCAACAAGAGTTGTTGCACCAGTTGTGGGGTTAATATAAAAACATCTTACTTTTTGATGTTCAAGTGAAATAACATATTGTTCATCATCAGAAAATATAAAAGGCAATAATCGAGATTGTTGTTTATAAGCTGTATTAACAGTTATATCAGAAAACCTGTATATATTTTTTAAACCTGCACGTTTAATAACGCCACCCTCAGATCGCAAAAACATGTTTTCAATCTTTTGTGCAGAGGCATTATATATTGGAGAATCGGTTCTTGATAATAATGAAGGGCTTACTTCTCCAAACTGAAAGCTGTTTATAGGTACAGTTATCTTTTGCATTAACTACGCCTTTGAGCAATAAACCTTGATGTGTTTAGTTTTCTAGATACTTGCTGTTGTGAGTCTAAAGCACGTGCTCGCATCATTGCAATCTGTGCTTGTTGTCTCATTAATCCAGTAAGATTAGTGTCTCGAGCAACACTTGAAGCTAATACCGCAGCCATTTCATATTGTACTGCTATTGTAAAATATGAAGGCCAGTCAGTTTCGTTAGCTCTGTATGTGTAATCTAATATAAGTTCTGAAGTTGCTGCCTCATCACAAAATAATTTATTACCATAAGTTTGATAATTTATTGGTGTATCATTTACAGTAACGGCATGTGTCATAAGCCAAGCGGAAGGCAATTGATATGCAGCATCGAAGCGTCCAGTAGGTGCATCACTTAATCTATTTAACACTGCCTGATCTACTGAAAACCTCCACCTTGAATTTACTAAAGCAGATCGAGCAACATCTTCATACATGTTAGCTGAAACTAATGCCTCATTATTACCATCGTCAAAAGACGTAATTGGCTCTGCACCAATTAAGATGAGAGCACGACTACATATATCAACAGGAGAATCTGCGTGTGTACTTGTTACCGCCATTTAAAACCTCAATGTAAAGAGGGGGGCTTTCGCCCCCACTCTATTAGTCACTGTCAGAAACAGTAATAGCTGTACCGTCAGCAATATCTACCACCGAACCTGTGTTCGATAATACTAATGATACGCTGAGAGTAGGAGC